AATACTATAATAAAATAATAGAAACAATTTAAAAACAAATAAAAATGGAAAATAAAATAAATAGAGGTGCTATATTTAAGAACCTAAAAAAAGAAAAAGAAACGCAGCCTGACTATAGCGGTTCGGTAAACATAGAAGGCGAAGAAAAGCAAATAGCGCTATGGGTAAACACAAGTAAAAGCGGAATGCAGTACTTTAGTGTTTTAGTAAGCGAACCTTACGTAACCGAAGAAAAGCCTGAACCAAAACACGAACCTAAAAAAGAAGTAAAAAACAACGGCTTTAACGACCTACCTTTCTAAAATGATTACAATGTTTATAGATGACTTTACACTACGTAAAATGCTGAAGGAAATCCTAAAAAAAAAGAATCGTTACCAAATAATAAAGGAAATACGAAAAACAGGAGAAAAGATTCAGCACGTACAAATAGACAAATTCTTATTGGAAAAAGACGTAAGCTTAAGCACTCTAAAAAAGATTGACAAATACGTCTGCAGATTTTACTACGAAGAAGGAACAGCGCCCCAATATTAGGGGCTTTTTTTTAAACTATGAAAATAACAGATAAAATAACAATAACGAACGAAGATAATATGGATATGATGGCTCGTTATCCTGATAATTATTTTGATTTGGCAATAGTAGACCCTCCTTATGGGATTGATGTTAATGTAAATATAGGCAGACGTAAAGGCGACAAAAAAAGCGATTATCATAAATTTGCAGGTCAAGATAAATCAATACCAAGTGAAAGTTATTTTAAAGAATTGTTTAGAGTTAGTAAAAATCAAATTATTTGGGGTGGTAATTATATGACAGATTATTTATATCCAAGTCCTTGTTGGTTGTTATGGGATAAAGGTTTTAGCGAAGATGTATCGTTTGCTCAATATGAGTTAGCTTGGAGTAGTTTTAAGACAAGTGCTAAAAAATACGATTACAATGCTTCAAAAAACAGAAATAGAATACATCCCACACAAAAGCCCGTTGCATTATATAAATTTTTACTTGACAAATACGCAAAAGAGGGAGATAAAATACTTGATACTCATTTAGGAAGTGGAAGTATTGCCATTGCTTGTCACGATTACGGCTTTGAATTAAGGGCTTGTGAACTTGACAAAGAATATTACGAAGCTACTATTAAAAGAATAAAAAATCATATTGCACAGCAACGCCTTTTTTAATTAACAACTTATTGTTTAAAAACTCGTCAATACAATGTTTAAAAAATAATCATACTTTTGTATAAATGAAATGGCTAGAAAAAGTCTCTGAACATCACAAAGACTACGTTGAAGTAGTTCGAAAGTTTGGCGAAACATTTTTAGCAGAAGACATAGTACAGGAAGCCTACTTAAGAATGTTGAAATACTGCAAGCCTGAAAACATAATAACAAAAGGCAAAGTCAATAAATCCTACGTCTACTTTGTTATTCGAAACATATACATTGACTACCTGAAAGAACGCGACAAATACCAAATAGTAAGCATTGAGAATCTGCACTATTTAACAAGCGAAGAAGACGAAGAACAAAAACACGAAGCCTATTTAACAATCCTAAACAAAATAAAAGAAGAAAGCTGTTCTTGGCATTGGTACGACAAGCGCCTTTTTGAAATTTACAAGGATTCAGGAAAGTCAATAAGGCAATTAAGCAACGAAACAAATATAAGCGTTAAAAGCATATTCCAAACGCTTAAACATTGCAAGCAAAGAATTAAAGAAAATGTAGGCGAAGACTACTTAGATTATAAGAATAAAGAATACGAACTAATAAATTAATAATGGAAAAAAAAACAACAAAAACAACGACAAGAAAAAGACGAACAAAGAAAGCAGAAGGACTAGGCGATTCTGTAGAACAAGTTTTAGAAGCTTCAGGAATATCGAAGGTAGCCAAGTTTATACTAGGCGAAGACTGCGGCTGTGAAGAACGAAAGGCAAAGCTTAACAGGATGTTTCCATACAAAAAGCCTAACTGCCTACTCGAACACGAATACGAATTTTTAAAAGACTTTTACAACCGCGAAAGACAAAACACTATTTCAGTAAGCCAACAAAAAGTATTAAGCGAAATATACCAAAGGGTATTTAATCAAAGGGTACAAATGTCAAGCAGCTGTGGTTCTTGTTGGCGCGACACAATAAGCAAGCTTAAAAAAGTTTACGATGAATACGGAGAATAAATACTTCATTTTGGATAGCGGAGAAAATATGCACGGCTACGCTAAAATGATTATAGAAAAGCTACAGAAAGACGGACTACACTTTCTACACTTTGAAACAGATAGCGAAAACTTATTTTGTTGCGAAGAAGTAGACGAAGACGAATTCTTAAATTTATTTAGATTAAGCAACGTACAAAAAAACGAAGAATGAAAGGAAAAACAGGCAGACCAAAGAAACTACAAGACCCAAAAGAACTAGAAGACATATTCAAAGACTACAAGAAAGTAGTAAAGAACAATCCTAGAATAAAATACGTATTAAGCCAACGTACAGGCGATATGATTCCTGAACCACTAGAAACACCACTAACAATGGAAGGCTTCGAAATATTTTGTTGGGATAGATACAACTTCACAGTAGAACATTATTTTAGGAATACTAATAAAAGTTATGAAGACTTTTGCTCCGTCTGTTCGCGTATAAGAAAAGAAATACGCAAAGACCAAATCGAAGGCGGTATGGTAGGGCAGTACAATCCAAGTATAACACAGCGCTTAAACGCCTTAAAAGAACACGTAGAACAAACAAATATAGAACAGCCACTTTTCCCTGATGTTAGTAAGAACAACCGCGATAAACAAGATTCTTAATTTAGAAAAACGAATTAAGATTATTCAAGGCGGAACAAGTGCAGGTAAGACTTTCGGAATTCTGCCTGTACTTATTCACATAGCTGCAGACTATCCAAACACGGAAATAAGCGTAGTAGCTGAATCAATACCGCATTTGCGAAGGGGTGCTTTAAGAGACTTCGAGAAAATAATGAAGTCAATAGGCAGGTGGTTTCCTGAACGCTTCAACAGAACGCTATTAAAATACGAATTCTTCAACGGAAGCTTTATAGAGTTTTTTAGTGCTGACGATTCAAGTAAATTAAGGGGTGCAAGGCGCGACATTCTATACATAAACGAATGTAATAATATAAGCTTTCAAGCCTACAACGAACTTGCCATACGAACGAAGAAAGAAATATATCTAGACTTTAATCCTGCTAACGAATTTTGGGTCCACACCGAACTAAAAGACGAAGCAGATGCAGACTTTATAATCTTAACTTACAAAGACAATGAAGCACTAGACCAATCAATAGTACAGCAAATAGAAAAGAATCGCGAAAAGGCAAAGACTTCTTCTTATTGGGCTAATTGGTGGAAGGTCTACGGCGAAGGTCAGGTAGGTAGTCTAGAAGGCGTAATATTTAGCAATTGGCAACAAATAGACAAGCTACCAAACGAAGCGCGGCTTATTGGAATAGGATTAGACTTCGGATATACTAACGACCCTACAGCAATTATAGAAGTTTACAACTACAACGGAAAGCGAATCTTAAACGAACTAAAATACCAAACAGGAATGTTAAACAGCGACATTGCTAAAGTGCTTCCTAACAACGTTCCTATTTACGCAGATAGTGCTGAACCAAAAAGTATAGACGAAATAAGGCGCTACGGAAAGACGATAAAAGGCGTTACAAAAGGAAAGGATTCCATAAACTACGGAATAGACATAATGCAACAACAAGATTATCTAGTAACAAAAGACAGCACTAATCTAATCAAAGAACTGCGTTCCTACATTTGGGACACAGACAAGCAAGGCGTAAAACTAAACAAGCCTATAGACCATTTTAACCACGCTATAGATGCGCTACGCTATCACGAAATGGAAACACTTGGAATAGGTGCAAATTACGGCACTTATAATATTAGGTAATACAAAAACACGAAAAATAAGTTATAAATATATGAAGTTCAATTTAACACTTCCAACTTCCTTAAACGAAATACCTTTGAGCAGGTATCAAGAATTCTTAAAACTACAAAAGAAGTCAAACGACGAAGAATTTGTAGCGCAAAAAATGGTAGAAATATTCTGCGGAATAGAACTTAAAGACATAGCAAAAATAAAGCTTACAGACCTGAACGAATTAATAGTACACTTCACAAAGCTATTTGAAGAAAAGCCACAGCTACAAAGAACGTTCAAGATAAAAGACATTGAATTTGCTTTTATTCCTAATCTAGAAGAAATAACTTTCGGCGAATACGTAGACCTAGAAAACTATTTACAGGATTGGGAAAACTTCCATAAAGCTATGTCTGTAATGTTTAGACCTATCAAAAAGAAAACAGGTAAAAATTACGAAATCACGGACTACGAACCGAACAAAGATATGCAAGACCTTATGAAGTTCGCACCGCTTGGTGTATGCATAAGCGCCTATGTTTTTTTTTGGAATTTAGGAAGCGAATTATTAACAGCTACAATGAACT